CTGTCATAGATTTGGTGGGATACTCTTTAACTTAAGAGCAGAAGGTTATGAAATAACTACGCTTAAAACTAAGACTAAGGGACTTGTCAGTTATTACTGCACTAAAGTACCTACGAGAACTACCATTAGCTAATGATAGAATTGTTAGTCGGATGTTTGTTTCCCATAATGCTAACACCTGACAGCTTAACTGAGTATCGTGAGTGCCAAGAAACAAAGTATATGGTGTACAATGTGGAAGAGTGGTTGCCCACGATACAAAGTTATTTTAAGGAGAAAGACATCCTGCGTGCTTTAGGGATTATACATTGCGAAAGTAGTGGTAGACCTACAGTGATAGGGAATAACTCTAACGGGACAAAGGATGTTGGACTCTGGCAATTTAATGACAACACTTGGACTTGGTTAAAATCTAAGCTTGGTATAATAGGAGAACGAACAAATCCAGAAGTTGCTACAAGATACGCAGCTTGGCTAGTCTACAATGACGGCTGGCATCATTGGAATAGTAGTAAACATTGTTGGAAAGGAACTGATAATGAAATGTTGTGGAGCAATACTAACAGTATGCAAAGTTAATTACGTTGCTTACTGCGATTACTGCCAAAAGAATTATGGTGACATAGATGACTTGGCGTAATACACATAAAGAATTTCGTAGACAGATAAATAATATATTGAATCTTACTTGTGACTTGTGTGGCATAAGTTATACAACCACATTTGATTTAGTGTCTTATTGTAATAATTGTATTGAAAGATTGGAAGTAGAAATGAATGATATAGATGAGTGAGAAACAAAAAATAGATATAGAAAATATAAATATATTTAATCATCCGCGTTATATGAAAATATGGGCGCAGAGATTTAGTAAAGCATGTGGTAGTGATACGTTTAATGTAGCACCAGACACAATAGCTTTAAGGTACTTGATGGAAAAATTTGTAAAAGATTACAATCATCACTTAACACAATTAGAGGAGGAATAACTATGGGGAATACATTTAAAGCATTTGCATCTAAAGAAGCTAGACAAGATGCAGTAGATATGACAGCTAAAGAAAAGTTTAGAGCTTGGACAAAGCTTAAAGAAAGTTTAGCAGCACAAGCAACAGAGTTCGGTGGCAGAAGGTTGCTAGGTCTAACAGATAAAGGTAATGCTATATGGGCGCAGTACTATATAGATAAAGAAACACTTGACATGAAAGTATCTTTAACACATGACATAGAGACTATACGTAAGTCTAAGCTATGCCCTAGGAGAGTAACACTAGCAAGAGGTGAGAACCTTAAAGACTTAGACCATGCTATGCGACCTAAGACAGCTAAAGATTTAGGAGAAGTTACATTAAATACATTACGTTATATAGATAAACTGTTCGGTATGGCTGATGCAGGCATAGGAAAAGTAAAAGGTAAGTGTAGTACACAACTCTTTATGATGATATCTAATACAATATATGAGGGTTCATCAGAGATAGACAAGTTTAGATGGCAAGATGTAATGAAGACATGGGACCTACCTTCAGGTAAGTACTTCACTGTATATGGATAACGCACCTACATATAGACCATTACCTAAATACCTTACAATACAACCAAGTAAGATAGAAGGATTAGGTCTGTTTACTATCAGGGCTATACGTGATTTAGAAACAAGTATAGGTGTAACGCATGTTTTTATAGATGACAAAGGACAGGTAATACGTACACCATTAGGTGGGTTTATTAACCATAGCGACAATCCTAATTGTGAAGTTAAACGTTTGCATGGTACATATGTCAATCATTTATTTCCATTGCGACCTATTAAAGCTAATGAAGAAATCACACTTAAATATAGTATGTATAGTATTGATGGATAACTTATCAGATATGAGGGAAGCTGCTCTAGAAAGGGCAGGAGGACGCTGTGAGTGGGCTAATTGTAACGATAATAAATGGTTAGAGCTAGCACATATACATGGTATAGGAATGGGCGGTAACAAGAAACGTAAATTTAGTATGGATAATGTAGCTATGTTATGTAAATGGCATCACGATGTATACGATGGACGACAACAGAAGGGTTCCTCAGTTGCTTATAGAGATTTATTACAGGGTTTTTTAAAAAGAAAGTATGTGGACTAAACTGCGGACGTTACTTGTCGAAGTAAAGTTTCTTTAATCCAGTGTTATATTTCTTAGCTAACTTATATTGAGCGTTACTTGTTTTAACTTTACGTTGTTGATATTGTTTAGCATCTTTAGTAGGAAAGCCTGCTTCACTACCAAATGAACCTATAAGTTTACCCATTTGTTTAGCATCATCATATGCCTTACTGCTTTTATTAATAGCTTTATCTCTAAGAGCAGTATGTTGTTTCATACGTTTGTTTAGTTCATTACGTCCAAGACCTTTGTGTCCTGCACCAACACCATAACTTTTATCCATTAGATTTTTTTGTAGCTTTTTTATATTTATAATCAGATTGTTTTTTAAGATTACTTTTTATGTTCTTAGGACCGTTTAATTTGCTACCAATGTTATCAGTATTTCTATCTTCCCAAGTTTTTATATCAGTTGGTTTAATAGTACCTGTTGCTATTCTGTAATCACCTGTAGGTAATGGTTCATCTAAATGGTCTTTCCAACCTTCAAAAGTAATTGCTCCAGCTCCTATACGACCACCACTCATACCACGAGTAACTTGTTCTCCTTGATTTAATGACATCCCATCACCATAATAACCACCATACTTACCTGCACCTTCTATACGTTTAATATTTCCAGGCATATTATTTACTAACTGTTATTTGTTTCTTAGCATATGTTTTAATAACTGCAAGTGCAGCACCACCACCAGCTAATGCAGCTAACTGAAGTACTTCAGCATCTACACCAACTAGAGGAGCAACTGTTAACGCACCTATGAACGCTTCAACAAAGGTCCAGCTAGTTCTTTCAATCATATCTTTTAATTCATTACTCATTTTATAACTCCATGCATCATTCCAAGGAGTCCACCACACGTCTTTTTGAAACGTCCCATCAGATTTTCTTTTTCTTTTGCCTTGTGCAAACATTATTTATCTAGCTTATCTGATTGACCTGCGATGTATGCAGACAATCCACCTACTAATAACGTAGTAGCTAGTTTACCTTTACCCTTACCTTTGCCCTTGATTTTATCTAGCTTAGCTTGACGCTGTGCATTCTTTAAAGCTCTAGATGAATCAAGTCCTGCGTCTTTAGCTTTATTATAATCATTAACTATGCTAGGTTTTCTACCACTAGATACTTGTCTAGGATTATCAGGTGTAGTTTTATTAACTATGTTACCTGATACGGTAGTACCTTTATTAAAGGTACGTCTAGCACTAGGTGGTTGTTTAGGTAACAAAGGTTCACCTGTTTTATTGTTTACTAAGGACGAGGTTTTTCCTGCTTTTTCTGCAGCAATATCTTCTTTAACACTATCTAATGAAGTTTCTCCTAGGATACCTTTTTTGTCTGCGCTAGTTGGATTCATTTCTTTCATTGGGTCATAATCATAAGGAACAACTCTATTACTTACATTTTGATTAGGACCACCTTCACGTATTGCAGGACCATATTGGTTTACCTTTGCACCTTTACGTAGTTCTGTTTCTATATTACCTTGTGACTTAGAACTAGGTGCTGGTGAGTATTCAACATTAGGATTCTTTTTATTACCACCTATTAATTTTTGTGAGATTAATCTACTTTCTATACCTGTATCTATAATTGATTGTGCATTTTTAATACCAGGACCTTTACCTTTAGTTGTAGTAGGCAATGGTTTAGCATCTTCTATTGTTAATTCTAAATCTCCAGCAGAAATTTTTGGCGATGCTTCTTGAACTCTTTTACGTAAAGCTCTAGTTTCATAGCTATCTCCCATAGTAGATTTTTTTTCTTTAGTAGATGCATAAGCTTCAGTTAACTCACCTTGTAATTCTTTTATTCTATTAGTAGCTTTCATTTCTGCTACTGGGTCAAGACCTTGCGCTCTTTCTAGCGCATCTATTTCAAAGTCTAATGCATCTTCTATAGCTTTTTCTATATCAATATCAGCAGATAACATTTGTCTTTGCTGACCCTCAAATGGTATTTCATCTACTTTGTCATAATCAGTAATGTATGTTCCAGTGTCAGGATTATATGTTTTAGCTACATCACCATAAGGTGTTGGGTTTGACAATGGACCACCAGAAGTAGAGCCACCTTTTTTATAATCTTCTGCTTGTAAAATTTCTTGTGTATGCATATCTCCACCTATAAAATCATCTTTAACTTTAGGTTTTAATGGGTCATTAGATGGTGAGTATTCTCCACCTTCAGAGTAATCACCTGCATCAAAGTTTCCTAGCTTACTGCTACCTGATTTAAACGGTTGTGTTGGTGTTCCCATTACTCTATCCTTTTGCCATCTAGTTTAGCAGACATTACTTGAATTTCCCCACTTATCTCTGATAATTTATCCATTACTGAGCCTGCAAGTATGACATCATCAGTAGATTTATTAGATATTTTTTTGACATCTCCATCATAATCTATATATTCTACTTCAACATCTATACCCGCCTCTATTGCTGACACTACACGCGGATATACAAACTTATATGCATCAACACTACTACCGATAAACCCATCTTTAGCTATACGATTGTTAGTCTGTGAATTTCCTAAAATGAGACACCCAGCTGTATGCTCGTCCGTATTGCCAGTATGCCATAAAATCCACTCGAATCCTGGTACATCTTGCACATGTATCATACCTTTGTGAAAGTTACCATACTTACTAGCATATTTATTATGAAATCCACCCTCAGTTCTTAACTTTAACTTGTACGTACCAGCAGGGATACGAGTTTCCCCCCAGACTTTAACATCTCTTTGTTCGTCTTCTAGTGTGTATGCTAGAAATGTTCGTTTGTTTTGGCTAACTTCAAACAACAATCCTGATGTAGAGTCTTTACCGCTGCTGGTTCTTAGTACTTCATACTTCATTATTCATAGGCTCCCATACTGCACACCATCCATATGGTGCTACTTCTTTGTAAAATTTAAGACAATAATTATTAGAGTAATGCATACAATTATCGCAGTACTCTCCAGGTTTAGGGCTATTGACAACGTATGCTCCAGGTAATGCCATTACTTTTTAATCTTCTTAACTTTGCCATTTTTTGTACGTGCAAACTTATGTGTTTTAGTTTCTCTAATAAGGGTACCACTATAATACTTGTCTCCCCACTTCCACTTAACTGTTTTAGCCATTACCACTTAACCTTATCTGCCCAATAAGCTGCAGACATTTTACCTTTTTTAATATTTTTTGCGTGACGTGCCTTAAAAGATTTACGTCTTGCTGCAGATTTAGCATCTTTTTTCTTGCCTGCACCTGACACACCTTGTTGTCCAAATCTAATTAACTTAATCTTGTCGCCTTCTTTAGCTAATACTGCATGTGATTTACTAGCTTTAGGTGTACGTTTAGGTTTATTATACCCTGAAAATGTTTCACCTCTGTATTTAATAGTCATGTTACTTCCTCCATCCTAAAGTTATTAACCATATTACTAATGTTATTATAGTAGCAAGACCTGTTACCTGTTGTGCTGAACCTGTCAATGTAAGAGTAGCAATAACTAAACCAACAAGAGTCCAACTAAGGTTAAGTGTTTCCTTAATTGCATCTATTATCCAGTTACCTAGTTTTTTAAACATTGCCTCT